TGCAGTCCAAAAAATGGCCTCTGATTTGGAGGAACCTTACGCCTTGCTGACCGACTTCAGAGGACGGTTGCTGGCGCGTCTGGAATGATTCGACCACAAAACACCAAACTAAAATGAATACAAATCGCAATGTTGTCGGACAGCGAGTAATGAAAACCGAGTTTGCTGGAACCGGATGTATAGTCCAAGTCTTAGGTGTGATCCTATGCCTGACCCTATTCGGTGCGATCCTTGGCATCCCGCTAATCATTGTCGGAAGTCAGATGGCAAAGAAATGGAGCTGTTCAAATTGCGGGAACCAGCTAAGGGGCAAGGGCATTAAAATATGCCCAACGTGCCTTTGCCAACTTCGATGAAGACGAATCCAAGAAGCATCAACACAGAATGACTTTAGGTACTACCCATTTCCTCCAGAAACAAGTTACCAAACTATCTTTTTCGCGCTTCACACAGGAAAAATGAGACGCTCCACCACAACCGACAGGCCCATCCGCCATCGACCAAAGCACCCGGCGAATGCTTTAAGATTGACCGGCGGCTCAACCGGAAATCGGCTGGCGGAAACGAAAGACCCAAAGGCAACGGGCGCCAATAGGTCAACCGCACGGCGCCCAGGGAAAGCGGTGGCTGACGGGAACAAAATGGAGCAGGCGACGAAGATTCTACGGCGGCTGGCGGCGGCGAAACGGGATGGTAATACCGCGCAGATCAAACCGGATGAGCGCGCGCTTTTGAAGGAAACGGAAACGGAGCGGCTGCTGGCGGCGCGGCGGCTGGCGATCAAGAAGAATTTTGCGGCGGGCAAGGCGGTGAAGCCGGATCAGCTCGCGTTCGCGGGATTGGACCACGCTGCGGCGGAAACGGGCGGCGCGCCGATGCACCCGTACATTCCGTTGAGCGTGAATTCGCTGTGGCGGATTACGAAGGTGGACCGGCGGACGATTGAAAGCCGGTTGCAAATTCACCGGGTGCTGCCGGTGGCGTTTGAAAATCTTGGGAACCGTCAAAGTCCGTTGTATGACCCGGCGGCGGCGCTGTCGGCGATATTTTTTGACAAGGACCGAAGCGCGGGTGACGGGAGTACGGCGAATGAACGGCTATCGGCGGCGCGGGCGGAACAGATTGAACGGGCGATTGAGGAGGAGCGCGGGTTGCGGAATGGGGAGTTGATGCGGACGGAGGATGTACTGGCGATTTTCATTCCGGGGTTGCGACAGTTGGATTTGATACGGAGCCGGGCGCAGAGCGAATTGGATTTGAACGGGGAACAGGCGGCGGCACTTGAAAAGATGGTGGACGGGTTGCGCGAGGATTGGGCGGAAAAAATTCAAAACATCAAAGGCGATGAAAAAAACTGAACAGACCATTGGAATGCTCCGAGCGAACGAGCGTAATCCCAGGAAAATTTCAGCGGAGCAGAAGCGGATGCTGAAGGCGGCGCTGGCGGAGTTTGGCGATCTGGGCGGGTTTGTATTTAACCGGAGGACGCAGCGGCTGGTGGGTGGGCACCAGCGGCAGAGTGTGATTCCGGCGGATAGCAAAATAAAAATCCTGCGTCAGTATTCCACGCCCAGCCGGACCGGAACAATGGCGGAGGGTTTTGTGACCGCGCACGGAGAGCGGTTCAGTTACCGGGAGGTGGAATGGACGGAGAAACGCGAGCGGATGGCGATGGTGGCCGCGAACAAAATCCAGGGCGAGTTTGACGATTCGAAACTTCCGATACTGCTTTCCGATCTCGACGAATCCGAACGGTTGCTGGTTGGATTTACCGAGGAGGACCAGAACGCATTGGGCATAGGGCTTGACCCGGAAGAACCGGAGGATGCCGAGCCGCAGATCAACCGCGCAGCCGAGTTAAATAAAAAATGGAAGGTGAAGCCGGGCGACCTGTGGCAGATTGGAGAGCACCGGCTGTTGTGCGGTGACTCGACGAAGCGCGAGGATGTGGAATATGTCATGGGGGGGGATATGGCTAGAATGTGTTTTACTGATCCACCGTGGAATGTTGCCATCGGTCAAGATTCAAATCCTCGTCACAGACAACGAGCGGGGCTTCAGAATGACGATCTTTCCGCAAAAGATTTCTCAGCATTTCTTTCCGGGTTCGCATCACTGATCCCTTCGGTTGTAACTGGAGATTTATATTGTGTCCTTGGAGCACTTGAATGGCCGACGTTAGATTTGGCACTGCGAGGAACAGGATTCCATTGGTCGGCCACGGTGATTTGGGTTAAAGATTTATTCATGCTTGGCCGCAGCAAGTATCACCGGCGCTACGAGCCGATTTGGTATGGATGGCATGAAAACGGAAAGAGCAGTTTCGGTGACGCACGAGATTTGGACGATGTATGGGAAATAAAACGACCACGCGTCAGCGAAGAACATCCCACCATGAAGCCGGTGGAATTAGTCATTCGCGCTGTGAACAACAGCAGCAGACCAGGCGACACGGTGTTTGACCCATTCCTCGGCAGTGGGACGACGATGGTGGCGGCGGAGAATTTGAAGCGGCGCTGTTTTGGCATTGAGATCAGCCCGGATTATTGCGCGGTGGTGTTGCAGCGGATGACGGATGCGTTTCTGGGGATTAAAACAGAACGGATAGGGACGGCAACATGCCGTCCCTCCCAAATCAATAAATGAAGACGGGACTGGAAAGGATTGTTGAGAGGATACGGGCGCCGCTGCGGTTGAAGATTTCCGAGTGGGCGGAGAAGGAGGCGCGCGTGTTGAAGCCGGGTGGCGCGGTTGACCGGTTCAATCTGGAGCATTTCCCCTGGGAACGGGATATGTTGGATGATCCGCTGAATCCGAAGGCATCTGAAATCGTGTGGGTAATGGCGTCGCAGACCGGCGGCAAAACAATCTGCATCATCCTGATTGTTGAATTTTTCATCGTGCAGCGGCCGACGGGGATTCAGGTGGTGTATCCGACTCTGGACAGCGCGAAGAAGTGGATGCGGAAGAAGTTCATCCGGCTGACGCGTGTTACGCCGTGCATGAAGGGGCTGTTGAAGGAGCCGCGGGAGCGGTCGAGCGAGAGCACGACATTGGACCGGATGTTCCCGGGCGGGGATTTGACGGCAATCGGCGCGGAGAGCACGACGGCATTCCGCCAGGAGAGCAAGGAGGTTGTGATTGAAGATGAGTTGGACAATTACAAGATGACGGAGGAGGGCGACCCTGAGGAACTGGCGGCCCGGGCGACGATCACGTTCAGCGAGGGGTTCACGTTGAAGGCGAGTTCACCGACGTTATCGGGTTTCTCGCGCATCTGGAATCGGTTTGAGGGGAATGAGGAGTTGGGGATTGTTTCGACTGACAAGCAATATTATCACGTGCCATGCCCGGCGTGCGGGCTGATGCAGCATTTGAAGTGGGCGCAGTTCAAATTCAGTTTCACGGCGGAGGAATATGAGAAGGCACTGAAGTTGATGCCATCATGGCCGAGGGGAGTCCAAAGTCCGAAGTCCAAAGTCCAAGGTCAAACCGGGCCGCAATCCGGGGATACGATCCGGGACACGAAGCGGACGGTTTATGTGTGCGAGAATGCGGGATGCGGGTGCTGGTGGACGGATGATATGCGGCAGCGGGCGATTCGGAGCGGTCATCCGGCGCATCCGGAGGTGCATGGGCAGCGTGCGGGCTGGGTGGCGACGGCGGCGTTCAACGGGGTGATTGGGCGGCATTTGAACGGGTTTTACAGGTTGGTGGGGCGCAAGCGCGGGTTTGTGAATTTGCATCATGAATTCGCGGAAGGCTTTTTGAAATCTGCGGCTGGGGGCAGGGACAAGCTGATGGCGTGGACGAACATGACGCAGGCGATGCCGTTCAGCGAGAAGTTCGGGCAGGTGGAATGGCATCCGCTGATGAAGCGGGCGGAGGAATTCAGCGTTTATTTGCGGGAAGGAAAACCGGAACTGGAATTGCCGGAGGAGGTGATGATGCTGGGGTTCGGTGCGGACGTGCATCCTGACCGTGTGGAGATCGGGGTGGTGGGGTTTGGCGACCAGGAGGAGACGTGGTGGATAGACAAATCGGTTGTGTGGGGCAATTTCGATTTACCGGAGATGCAGGAGCGTGTGAATCTGGCGTTGCTGCGGAAGTGGCATCATCCGGTTTTGGGCGATATGGGGCTGACATGCGGCGGGATGGATTGCGGGCATCAGACGAAGATCAAGGCGGTGTACAGATTTTGCCGGGCGCACCGGGCGCGGAATGTATGGGCGGTGAAGGGGTCGCCGGTGCCGAATGCGCCGGTCTATACGGCGGCGCAGGAGAAGCGGTTTGGGATATGGCGGTTGAATTTGGGAACGGACACATTGAAGACGACGATCTTCGACCGGCTGGCGGTGGATGAGCCGGGGGCGAGGTATATTCATTTTCCGGCATTGCGGATTAAATACACGGCTCGCGTGGACGCTCGACCCACCGGTTCGGAAAAAGAGTTTGTGACGGCATTCGGGGAAAAGTTTTACAGGCAGCTTTGCTCGGAAAAGCTGGAGCGGAAGCTGGATCGGGGTGTGTTCAGGCAGCGGTGGATTCAGACGCAGGACCGGAACGAGGTGCTGGACATGTTTGTTTACGTGCTGGGCGCATTTGAGCGGTTGAACGCGACGGGTTGGATAGCGCGGCAATGGGAGATGATTTGCAAAAAAGCAGAAATCGGAAAGCAGAAATCGGAAATAAAAAAGGAACCGGACAAGGAGAGCGGGACTGTGGATTATATTTTGAAGGGGCCGGTTGCAGTGACGATAAAGAAGGCGCTGCCGGCGGTGGCGGCGGGATCGAAGCGGGAGCGATGGCGACAGAAGCACGGTGGAGAACAACGGCCACCGGGTGAGAGGGGATTCAGATGGTGAATATAAGTCCAAGGTCCAAGGTCCAAGGTCCAAAGTCGGTTTGACTTGGCGGCATCTGTGAGATGCCCGAACAGGTTTTATGGCGCGAGCCGATTCAGATTGCCGCCGGTGATACGCTGACGTTCACGCGGCGGATTCCGGCGTATCCGGCGGGAGCTGGCTGGGGTCTTACCTACGAGTTGACGAGCGCGGCTGGGCCAGCGATACAATTCCAATCAGTTGCGAGCGGCAACGATCACGCGGTGACGGTTGCGGCGGCTGTTACGGCGTTGTGGGTATCGGGTGAATACGTATTGACGGGTTATGCGGTGAACGTGGGGAGTGCGGAGCGGTTTCAAGTTTTTTTCCCGGCACCGTTCATTGTGCTGCCGAACACGGCGACGGGCGGGGTGGGTGTGGCGCAGCCGACGCATTGCCAGAAGATGATTACCAGCCTGGAGGCGACGCTGGAGCAGATGGCTCAGGACGATTTACAGGAAACGTCCATTGCGGGGACACAGTTCAGGAGTGAGAAGCGTGAGGACATCAAGAAGCTGTTGAACATTTATTACGGTGAGCATCAGGTAGAGGTGGACAGGCAGCGGTCGAGGGATGGGTTGCCGAATCGGAATAAGATAAGAATGCGGCTACGGGTGATGTCGCCGGGGATGGCGTTGGGAACGGGCGGGTTCGGGGCGGGGTATGACATTGGGTTCGGGAACTGGCCATAAAAATAAAAATCGGAAATCGGAAATTAAATGAAATTTGCAGGAACAAACATTGAAGACCCGGCGACGCTGGGCAGGTCGTTCACAGAGATTGTGAAGTCGCTGGACTCCGATCTGGTGAAGAACGCCGCTGCAACGGTGAAAATATCCAGGGTATACCAGAGGAATGGGCAGCGGATGAAACGGATGTATGACGCGGCTGTGACGGATCAATACACGCAGGATTTCCCGGTTTCCATCACGAGCGCGAATGCGGAAATCCTTGTGAGCGCATTGGCTGCGCGGAGCCGGGCGCAGCGGCTGGAGCGTGACGAGCCGTATGCGTTCGGGCTGATTAATGCGCACGTCAACAATGTTGGCGGGCACGATCCATTCCGGCTGGAGATGAAGGTTGGTAAATGGAACACGCATGCGAACGGGAAACAATTTTTCGAGGAGGAAGTGGAGACGAACCGGCTGATTGAGGCGGCGTGGAAAAAGGCGGGTCGGCCTGAGAATTGCACGGTGTACCGGGACATGAGCCGGTCGGAAATGTATTGGCAGGCTATAGCATCGGTGATTCGCGACGGGGGTTACATTATGCGGAAATGGAGCGGGTACGGGAACCGGTACGGTTTTGCGATTGAGCCGATGGACATTGCGCGGCTGGATCACAACTGGAACCGGCCTGATGCGGGGAGCGGGAATGAGATTCAGATGGGGATGGAACGGGACGCGCAGCACGGGATAGTTGCGTACCACCTATTGACGCGGCATCCGGGCGATGTATTTGCGTGGAGCGATTCACCACGGTATCGGGAGCGTGTGCCGTCGCAGGATGTGATTTGCCTGTGGGACATTCGGACACGGGGCGGACAGTATGCGGGGATGCCTCGGTTCAGCAGCATCATCAAGCGGTTGCATTTCATGCGGCAGTACGACCGGGCGGAGATGGTGGCGGCGATCTGGGCGAGCTGCAAGCCGTGGTTCCTGACGCAGACGTGGCCGGCGGGGAAGGAACAGCCATATCAGCCCGATGAAGAAAGTCTGGAGGGCGAGAAGATTTCGGATGTGACGCCGGGTGAGGGGGAGATTCTGCCGTTCGGTGTGAAGCCGGAGCTGGTGGATCCGAAGCACCCGACGGAGGCGTACTCGCATTTCATCCAGCAGAATCTGCGGGCGGTATCGAGCGGTGGCGGTGTGGCATATCACACGTTGAGCAACGATTTGAGCGGATTTAATTTTGCGAGCGGGCGGATTGGGGTGATAGCGGAGCGTGACGAATACAAGAAGTTGCAGGAGCACGTGAAGATGAATCTTGTGCAGCCGCATTTCGCGGAATGGCTGCGGCACGCGATATTGAGCGGAGAATTGAAGCTGCCGATAACGCGGCTGGAGGAATTCCAGGATGCGGCGGTATTCCACGGGCGGCGCTGGGCGTACATTGACCCGATCAAGGACGTGCAACGGGACATATTGAGTTGTGAAGCCGGGTTGGATTCACGCCAGCACATCATCAGCGAGAGCGAGCGCGGCGGGGACACGGAATTGATTGACAGCGAACAGGCGGCGGATGCGGCTGTGGACGAGGCGCACGGTCTGGATTTCAGCGGCAGTGATCCGACAAAGCCGTCATTGAAGCAGGGTGTTCCGGGTGAAGAAATTCCGAATCCAGAGGAAGGAGCGACTGCGCCGAAGACTGGCGGCAAGCAGACATTGAAGAAGAATCGTCGTGTGAATTGGGAACGGGCGCAGCGGGCGTTGCATTTGGAAAGCAATGGACATCTATAAAAGCAGAAAGCAGAGGAACGAATTTTTTGGAGCGCGGGGTGGAGCAGGGGCAGCTCGCCAGGCTCATAACTTGGAGGTCGCCGGTTCGAGTCCGGTCCCCGCAATCAATTAAAGTCCAAAGTCCAAGGTCAAAAATATGTCATGGAAAATTGAAAAATCGGGGGATGCCTGGAATGTGATTGAGGAGGCTGGCGGGGAAAATCCGGGCAAGGTATTCGGGATATTCGACAGTGAATTGAAGGCAAAGAAACAGTTGGCGGCGCTGGAAGAGTCCAAAGTCCAAGGTTCATCCGCCGTCGCCACCCAAATTCCCGGCGAGCTGCCGGCTGGGGACAGTCAATTGACTTCACGCGGATTTCAAATGGCAGACAAACTTTACCGCTGTGTTCGAGCCGAGGGAACGGACGATCTGACGAAGACGATTCAGGTGGCGTTTTCATCGGAATATCCTGTTAAACGAATTGCCGGCAAGATGGAAGAAAAGCTTGGGGCGGCAAAACGGGGTGAAGAATACCTGGAAATTTTGAGCCATGAGACTGGCGACGCGGATTTCAGCACATTGAACCGGACAGCGCCGGTATTGGACGAGCACGAGGATGCGGTGCAGATCGGGAACGTGAAGCTTGCCAGGATTTCAAAAGACAAAAAGGGGCGTGCGGTGCTTGAGTTCGACGGGTTGACGGATTTATCGAACCTGCGATACGAACAATTGAAGCGGAAGAAGCGCAGCATCTCGGTGGGTTACGATCACAAGAAATATCTTGGCGACGTAAAACTTGCTGATGGAAAGGTCGGGAAGCGGTTTGCCTGGGCGCCGGACGAGGTATCGACGGTGGCACGGCCTGCGGACTTGACGGCGGGCGCGAAGCGGTCGGCGGATGAGGACTCGGCATGCATCGGTTGCGGCGAGATGTTTAGCGCGGATGATTTGGACGAAAATTTCATGTGCGAGGAATGCCGGGGCGATCAGGTCCGTGCGAAGCCGGTCGGTGACAAGCCTGCGGCTGCGGCTGCGGCTGCGGCAGAGATTGTCGCCAAGGCCGGGCGTTCGGTTGACTTCGCGCAAGTTTTATCTGACGGAAACAATTTAACAAAAAAAACCATGAAAATCAAAATTGGGAATGAAGAGCTTGAGATTGCCGACCAGACGCAACTTGAGGCGGCAGTAAAACGGACGCACTCGGCTGCGCGCGCGGAAGTGATGCAGCGCCGGAAGAGCATTCGCGACTTGAGCGATCAATACATCAAGGAATTGCCGTCAAAACGCTCGGAGATCATCGCTTTGGCGGATGCCGCCGATGCGGATGAAAATCTGACACCGGAACAATTTTCACGGAACATGCTATTCACGGAAATGCCGAAACTGCGCGCGGCGAATCCGAAGGTGGTTGACGAGGACGAGTTGCACGAGGACATCAACGAGTATTCGATTGCGCGTGCGGTGCGCAGTGCGGTGCAGCAAAACAAGCAGGGTGCGATTCCGACGGGACTTGAGGGGGAGGTCCACGCGGAGATGTGCAAAAGGTCGATTGGATGTGCGCCGCAGGGTTTTTGGGTGCCGTTCAACCGGAAGATCAAAACGACGGAGCGGATGACGCGGGCGCGCATGGTACGGGCGCCGGGCGACATGCAGATTGGTGTTTTTGGCCAGGGTGGCGCGTTGGTGCCGACTGAGCTGCAACTGCCTGTGATTGAAATCTTGCGCAACAAGATGGTAACGGAACGGCTGGGTGTGCGAACGATTTCGGGTCTTGAAGGGTTTGTTGCATGGCCGCGTGCGATTGGGACTTCTGCGCCGTATTTCGTTCCTGAAACATTCATGCTCTCGGTAACGAATCCGCAACTGGATCAGTTGATGGGTGTGCCGCATCGGGTGGGCGTGACGGGCGCATATTCCAAGCAATTGGTTTTGCAAAGCGCGATTGACATCGAAAATTTCATGCGCGACGACCAATTGAAGGCGTTGGCAGTCAAGATGGACTACGAAACGCTTCTGGGCAGCGGTGCGAACGACGAGCCAACTGGTATTTTCAATACGATTGGCATCGGGTCGGTGAACTTTGGCGGGCCTGTGACGTACCAAAAGGTGGTGAATTTCAAGACACAGCTTGCGTTGGCGAACGCGGCGGTAAGCGACATGGCGTATGTGACGACACCGCTTGTGGAAGAGAAATGGCGCACGACACCGAAGGTTGGCACCACGTTCCCGATATTCATCTGGGAAGACGGTTCATGGGGCGACGACACAGCGGATGGCCGGGTGATTGGGCTGCGCGCGACTGCGACGAACCAGATTGTGAATGACAGGGTCGGGTTCGGAAATTTTGCGGATGCGAACCGGCTGTTATGGGGTGGCCTCGATATCGTAGTGAATCCATTCACCCGGAGCAAGGAAGCGGTTGTGGAGATCACCACTAATGCGTGGATGGACGTGATGGTTCGGCACCAGGGCAGCTTCGCCTTCTCTGCGGATGCTGGAGACCAATAAGTCCAATGACCAAGGTCTAAAGTCCAAAGTCAAAAACCGGAAAATTTAACAAAAATAAAAACATGAAAAAGTTCAATCTGTTCAAAAAGTTCGCGGCAGTGGCCGTGGGCATGGTTATCGCCGGGTCGGCAGTGGCGCAATATGATTATTATGCGCAGCCGACGTGGCTGAACGTGTGGGATCTGGCGAGCACATTGGAAACCGGATCAACAGCAATCACGAATACGCCGGTGGACTTAAAGGAGTTCATTGGCGTGGGCGCGTTGTATTTGAATACTTCGGTCGGTTCGGGGGCGACGAATGGCGGGGTTATATTTGGCACCGGCGCAATCCAAGCCTACACATCTGCGACCGGGACGAACGCATGGCAGCCGCTGACGAATTTTTCACTGGCGACGGCTACGCAGGTGATTTACACAAATTACTGGGGCACGACGAATTCGCAATACACGCTGGCGACGAACAATTATTTCACACCGGGAGTGATGTCGAACGCGGTGCCGTCGGTGAACGGTTTTGCGGGACAATTTTACGTGCAGAATCCGTTCACGAACTATGGAGCGATTGCGAGCGGTGTGACGAATTCATACGTTCTTGTTGGTTTTCAAATCAACGATCAACAGCGGTATCTGGAGCTGGTATTGACGCTGACCACGCCGACGAATGCGGTATGGACAGAATCGGCTACGCTGGTCGGGCGCCGGTCGAACCCACGATTGTAATAGGCAAGGATTGCACGGATAAACTCGAATTTTACAAACAAACAAAACCAAAACTTAAAAATATGAAAGTATTATTTATATCGGCGTGTATGATTGAGGACGGGCTTCACGTTGCCAAGGGAACGATCCGTGAATACGACGAGAAGAGTTCAACGCATCAGCCGGTGTTGCGTTCGCTGCGCGCTGCCGGCAGGATTGCGCCGGTGACGAAGGACAACGTGGCGCGTTGCATTGATGAGTTGGAAAAGGAGCAAGTGAAGGCCAAGGCGCGCAAGGAACAGACTGTTGCAGTGCCGGATGAATTGCTGGCGGCTTCGAATGAATTGGGTGTTGAAAGGTCAACCGTAAGAACAAATCCAATTATTACCAGTCGAACGACTGGCCCGCGCGATACTGGCAGCCGCGAAGTAATTGAGCGTTGAGGATTCAACTATAAATTTTATTCTACCTCCGACGCCGATGCCGTGCTGGTTTGTTACGTTTCCAGCGCGGCATTTTAATTTATGATCAACGGATTTGAACGGCAGGATTTCCGGTTACGCGCTGCGGAGCGGCGTTACGCGGCGACGTTTGTTTATGGCGGGGCGAAGTATCCGTGCTGTCTTGGGGCGCTGATGGAGGGGGATCCACTGACATTTGGCGGGTTCAGTCCGTCGATGCACCGGATTATCGTGGTACGCAAGTCGGCGCTGCCCTTGGGAACGGTATTTGCCACGGGCCAGCCGTTCCAGGTAATAGATTCTGCCGGGGAGACGACGGAATTGAAGATCAAGGCGATGGGGCTGGAGGATTTGGTGTTTGCCTGGCAAATAACGGGTGAGGCGGCGGCGCAAGGGGTATGAGTCCAAAGTCCAAAGTCCAACGTCCAAAGTCCAAAGTCCGAAGTCCGAAGTCCAAAGTCCAAAGTCCACCCGGCTTCGCCAAGCTACGCCGCGGCAAGAAGTCCAAAGTCCAACGTCCAAAGTCCAAAGTCCGAAGTCCGAAGTCCAAAGTCCGAAGTCCAACGTCCAAAGTCCAACGTCCAAAGTCCAAAGTCCAACGTCCAAATTCAGGCGGATGCTGGCGGCTGGGCTGGCGGTGCTGGGCGATTTAACCCCAAAACGTGTAATCCCACCAGAAACGGCTTCGAGAGCCTATATCGCATCGTGGAGCGATTTTGCCACGGCTGCCGGATTTTAATCAAATCCGCTTGACAGGTGGCTTGATTCTGTCAGATTTGAGGTGTGAACAGCGGGAACCAGATTAACCCATCCACCGGTGGCCGGCGCAATTTCGCTGTTCACACCTCCGATGTGCGCACTGCCGGTGGATTGGGTGTTTTGGATAAAAGCGGAAAGCGGAAAGCGGAAAGCGGAATTATCAGGCCGCATTACAGCGTGATGACGCCGGCGCGGGCGCTGGACTGGGATTGGCGGAATTATGATCTGACGGAGAAGATGGATGGGGTGTGGCATGAACTGCACATTGGCCGGTCTGTGGTGATTGGCGAGCTGATGAAGGATGGCGCGTTTTTTGCGTTTGAGCTGCCGATTTTTGACGGGCGGGATATGCGGTACAGGCCAAGGTTCGAACGGATGGAGATTCTGGACAGGTTCAGACTGAGAAGGCCAAGGAGTCCAAAGTGCAAAAGTCAGTTCATCCGAACTGTGCTGGATGCGGGGGGAGAGGGAATTGTGGCGGCGCCGAGGGACGGATTTTTCGGGGTGGACATTATCAAGATAAAACGGTTCGACACATACGATTGCCGGGTGCTGGAGAAACATGCGGTCAAGTTGAGTCTGCACTTGGACTTTGAAGGGGCGGATGCCGGATGGTGCGCGTGTTTAACGCAGGCGGTGTTTGATGCCATCCAGCCGGGGGATGTGGTGGGGATACGGGCGTATGGGCGGACGATGAATGGGAAGTTCAGGGAGCCCAGAATGGAAAAGCAGAAAGTAGAAAGTAGAAATCAGAAAATAATTTCAGTTTGACTTGCGGACAATTTTGGAATGGCAACGATACTTTGGGATCAATCGAGGTTTGACGCGACGCTGCGCGCTGCGCTGGTCCACACGAGCCGGTCGGTGAAACAGTTCGTGCTCGACCAGGCGTATTCAGTGGTCATCAATACGATGGGTGAAACGCATAAGGCGGATCGGATGATGATTGAAGGTTCGTTACAGGCGTTCAAGGCGCATGAGTTGACGTTGGTCGGAAAACGGGGTGTGGGCAAGGGATTGCGCTTTTCCAAAGCAAAATCGAACGTGAAATATTCCTTCGGAAATTATAAGGAAGCGCCGTTGCTGGCGCTGATCGTCCAGTCTCGGACGCAGTTCGGGTCGCATCCGTCGAGCAAAGGCCGGTTGTCGCCGTGGTACGGGGTAAGCCGGGCGGAGGGTGCGGCGAGGATGCTGGCTGAGATGCGGAAGGTGATTGGTGCGAGACTCTCGTCCATCGGGTTCATAAAATCGGGCTGGATTGCGTCGAGGGAATACTTGAGGTCGCAGGGTGCGCGTGGGTCGCTTTACACGACGGCGGCGCGGGTGTTGGATGAGCGGGCGGATGCCGCTGCGGCGCACGGCCCGACTGCGGGCGGTGCGCTGGTATTCGGGACGGAGTTTAATCCGAGTGTGACGATCTGGAATTCGCGTGAGGAGGCTAAGCACGCGAATGCTGCGGCGGTGATCCGGTATGGCGCGGAGGGGTTGCAGAAGGGATTGAACATCGTTGAGGCGGATATGCGTGCGCACCTGGAGGCGACGCTGACGCCGATCTGCGTGGAGTTTAATGCAAAGCAGGGGTGAATAAGTCCAAAGTCCAAAGTCCAAAGTCCAAAGTCATTTGACTTCGTCCGAAGGGTGATGGCTGCGCCGTATCATCGTCTGCTTTCCAAGACTGCTCGCGCCTTGGTTGCCTATATTTTGTATGGCAACATCGAGGGCGCGGACAAGAATCACGTTTTCCCGATTAAATTTTCAAGTGAGAAACCATTACCGGTCGTCATTTGCGCCCCAGACAATTGGGAGATTGACAGTAACGAGCCTGCGCGGTGGATTGTCCGGGCCGAGATTCAAATCAAATCGGATGCATCGAATGAAGTCCAAAGTCCAAAGTCCAAAGTCCAAAGTCCGGCTCAGCACAGGATAGACAGTGATATTTTGGCGGCGAACGTGTTCGATTTATTTTATGCGGGGGTTGTGGACACGGATTTAACGGTGGTGGCGGATGCAATCACGTCCGCAGCGCGTGCGCTGGCTGCTGCGGAACCAAACACGCAGGGGGATTTGGCGGAGTTCAAGTGTGATGAGATCAGGATTCTGGGCGGTGATTTGAAGACGAATGAGGAGGGTACGTTTTGGATAGACGCGCTGAAGCTGGAACTTTATGTGCGGGCGGTGACGGCGACTGAGCCGTAGGTTCCGGTGATTGGAAAAAAATTTCAAATAAAAGACACATGAACGACATCCGCAGATTACGCCGATTCACGCAGATTTTTCTTGGTGTTCTTTGCGCCTTATCGGTTTGCGTGGTTTGCAACGCGCAAATCTTAAACAACACTAACGGCGTGGATTTCACGGGGTTGTTCTTTGGGAATGGGGGCGGGTTGACAAATGTGACCAGCACCGTTTTATCTTCCTCGACAAATGTTCAAGGCACGAATGTTTTGAACGGCGGTTCTTCGATAGGTCAGATTTTAACTGCAACAAGCGCGGGGTCATCGTGGAGTAATGCACCCAGTGGCGGTGGCGGACAACCTCCTTCAGCAAATCTCACAAACTGGTCTGGCGTGGTAACAAATCAGGTCATGTTCACGAATGCTTTGCCCGCGTTGACGAACGGATTCGTCACCGCTTCAATCACAAACGGCCTCTCGACGACCAACTTTGCTCTTGCTGTGACGAACGGACTTGCAACGACGAATTACGTCAAATCTTATTCCGACACCAATGGCGCAGGGATAGCGGCGGCGATGGCAGCTACGAATGGATTTACTGGTGGAAATCCTAACGCAATAACGAACACCCAAACCGGCGTCACACTCAATGGCAATCCACCACCGACGGGAAATACGGCGTCTGGGAGTCAGAGTTGGACAGAAGGAAACACGGTTGTTGCCAGTGGTGGGCAGTCGCACGCCGAAGGCAATTCGACCATAGCCAGCGGCATTAGTGGGTCGCACGCCGAAGGCGCCAGCACCACAGCGAGTGGCACTGCCTCACACGCCGAAGGGGAAGGCACCGCGGCCAGTGGCACTGCCTCACACGCCGAAGGCCTTGGCACGATAGCCGGTGGAGACGAATCCCACGCCGAAGGCATCAGCACCACAGCTAGTGGAGTGTTTTCACACACAGAAGGCTATGGCACGATAGCTAGTGGAGTGCTTTCACACACAGAAGGCTATGGCACGATAGCCGCTGGATTGGAAAGTTACGCCTCTGGTGTTGAAGCCGTAAACCTTGGCGATTACTCTTTTTTTTGGAGCTGTGATTCAACATTCACGAAGCGCACAAACACCGTTGCACAATCGTATAATATCTATGCCCCCGGCGGCATCAATCTTCTTGGCGGAGTGATTTCCGGCAACGGCGGCGGGTTGACAAACATTCCCACGAGCGGCGTATCTAATTTTCTCGGCGCGGTGACAAATGTGGTGACGAATTACGTCAACACGATTACCAACGGATTGGCGACGACGAACTTTGTGAACACGGCTGTGCAGAACGGGACAAACAATGTGCTCCTCACGGCGAACGGGAACATTCAATCGGCGACGAACAACTTCATGGTGACGGCGACGAACATTGCGGGCTCACTCACGAATGGGTTTATCAATCTGGCTAACGCGACGAATGTGGCCAACGCTTCAGCTCTGGCCGCAACCAATGCGTTTGCCTTGGGCGAGTTAAATACGGCGACGAACAACCTGCTTTCTACGGCTAACGTGGGAATTGCTTCTGCTACGAACAACGCCCTGGCGACGGCGTCAAACTCGTTCCTTTCCGCAAGCCTGCCGGTTCTGACCAATAATGGGAGTGGTTATATGCTCGGCAGCCTGACAGTGACGAATGAAACCAATACAAGCCTCGCTGTGGGTCAAATTCCTATTGTCGGAACAGGAGGGCAGATTCAGGGCACGGCAAACCTTTCTTACTCAACAAACAACAACACGCTTCAAATTGGCGGCGGGGTGACAAATATCTACGAGCCGTTCACTTCATCGAATGCAGTTAACATTTGGGGTTCGTGGCATTGGAATAGTACCAGTAATAGCGCGGACAAAACGGCAAATGGTGTATCGTCACTATTTATCAACACCAACGTATTCGCGCAACCGGGAAAGACATATCAGGTGACGATTGTTTACAGTGTGCCAACAGCGTATATCTGGCCGAACTTTGGCGGGACGGCTGGTATATCTTTTGGAGCTTCTTACCCTCCCAGTTCAGGGACGAATGTCCAAAATATAACGGCTGTCAACACGAACAACTTTTCAATCTCCCAACAGAACGGTTCTCGTGGCCAGATATTTTTGGTGCAGGTTGTTGAGCTTGGCAACATTAACGTTGGCAACATTAACATCAGTGAGCTTGGTAGTGGAGTAGTGCTGGCTTCTGGCGGAGCATTATCCACTACGCCGAATTTGCAATTCACCAATGGCGCATTGTCAGTTGTCGGCAGTGGTACGTCGTCGAATGTGGTTATTGTCACTGGTGCTACGGGCGCGGCTGGGCAAGCTAACACTCAAGCCGCTGTGCAGGGACAGAGCATGGCTTTGACGACTGGTGCTGGTGGTA